CACAAACTGGCTTGGCAGGACAAGCAGAGGGCGGCGTTTTTAACATGTTTGGTGCAGGTTTTATACATGAAAGCGCAGCAAAAAAATCTGAAAACGTAAAAGAAATGTTTAGAACTGGAATTCAGCGTAAAAACGAAGAAAATCAAAGAATGCTTATGGAAAGCGAAAAATCAAGATTTGAAGCTCGTCGCTTGGCTATGGGTATTGATGAAAACTTAGCTGTATTAAGAATGCAAGCATCAGCTACCGCAGCAGCAGGTGGGGCAGCAGCTACTGGACTTGAAGCAATTGCTCCTTTTATCAAAGCTGAAAATAAAAATATAGCACTAACAGAGGGATTTAAAAATACGGCAAAATCATTTGGTTATAATATTCCAAATGTTGAAAATATTATGAAATTTACTTCAAGTGCGGCAATGACCAAAGCAAACAATATAGCAGAACAGTACGCTAAATTAGGGTATACTTTTGCAGAAGCGGGAGCACTGAGAAATACTTTAGCCGCAGTTCGTCCAAATATTACAAGTGGTGAGCTATTTAAGGTAATGCAGCTAACACGTGCAGGAGTGGGTACAGGTGAGCAAATTGCTAGTAATATTTTAGGCATCTCCGCTGTTTCTGGCAAACAAGGCGATGTTAAGCAACTTGAAAATATTTTTGCCAAAGCATTTGAAGCGGGCCTTAAGGGTGCTCCCGCAATTCAAAGATTTACTCAGGCGGCTACGGAAATGTCAGCGGCGGTTAAGTTACAGTCTGCAACTGGAGCGGCAAATATGCTTTCAGCGTTGACTGCTGCTATGGCTGGCAAAACTGGCTCCGCAACGATGTATATGGAAGAAGCTAGGTCTGGACTCATGGGGCTTGCTGCAGCTACTGGAACCAGAACAGGATTAATGGGAACATTAAAAGTTTTATCTGCGGCATCTCAAGGTCTTGGAACAGGCTCAACAGGGTTGGTTGCTGGAGCAAATTTAATACAAGTCCAAGACGCTATGTCGCAACTATCTGGAAAAGTTGAAGATTATACAAAACTTACTGGATTAGCAAGACAGTTGGTTGGAGCAGAAATTAGCGGCGGCTTAACTCCTGAAGAAGCAATAAGAAAAGTTAGGGGAACAATTAAAGCACAGGCCGTAGCACAAACCGCTCCTTTTGCTGCTGGATATAAATTAGCTACGGGGGGTAAAGATTTTTTTGCAGTTCGAGCGCAGGCCGCTGCTTTATTAAAATCAGGAAAATCAGAAGAATTACGCAATTTATTAGCTCGTTTTAAAGGCGAAACATCGGGGCTTACTGGTTTAGAAACAGAAGGAGCCGCTGAAGCCTTTTTACTTTCAGGATTGTCCCCCGCCGACACAAAAAAAGGTCAACAAATGTTGGCTGCAGAAAAAGGAAAAGGAGCTGCAAAAGCCGCAGAAGATTTTGCTACTAAAAATTACAAAACAATGTTAAATAAAGCCGCTGCAGAAGCTGCTGTAGGAATGAAAAGAACAGAAGTGTCAAAAGAAGAATTATTAAAAACAGCAAATGCTCTTAATTTAACTGGAAAAGATGATGAAAAGATAGAACAATTAAAAGCAGTGGTCGGTGTAAAAAAAGACGCCCCAATGAGTTTTGCAAATTTAACAACCGCTATGTCTTTATTGTCAGATACAGAAGGAGTGCGGGCACAAAACACAGTAATTCAGGATTTTAGCGATAGGGCATTACAAAGACTTGCAACCGCAATAAATGGCGGGTATCAAGAAGGAAGTTTTGAACGCGCTGGTGTGGGTGCCCCAATAACACCAACACAATAATAATATAAGGTATTTTATGAAAGTTAAATACGCTACTAATTCAACAAGATGGGAAGTTATAATATTTAGCTATGCTGAAGATATTCCTTTATCTGAAGAAACAGAAGTAGAAGTAGTTAGCGGAAATCATGGCGTGATTGGTGTTAATATTTCTCGCTCAAAATCATCTATTCAAAATGCAGCTAGTATTCAAATTATAGGAGATGTTAGTCCTTATTATACTGTAGGAAATTGGGTTATTATTAAATCAAAGGTTGGAAAATTTGTTGAAAAAGATGAAAATTTTAAAAAAATATCTCCTTTAAAAGAAGGTATGATTAGATTTATTGGACAAATTACAACTATAGAAAATAGTTACTCAGTGGCTTCAAACGGATTGTTAAGCAAAAAAGCAACCGTTCATATTCGTGAATGGTCCAGTGTTTTAAATATTCCAATACGTTTGGATGCTCTTGCTATTTCTAGCTATGTTAATCAAACAAGCGAATCTTTGGGCAGGGTTGGATTACTTGGAAACTCCTTAAAAAATACTGATACCGAAATAAACATTTCAGAGCTTGCTTCTGATTTGGTAGATTCTTTTACTAGCGCCTCTATAGTTTTAGCTATTATTGGAGGGCTTAATACAGACAAAGAAACCGGCGTTAATTTAGAAGATGCTCTTGGAAAATACTCAGGATTAATTAATCTTTCAAAATTAATTAGCAGAATGCCAAAACTTCCAAAAGAACTTTTAAAATATTTAGAATTACCTGATTCTGTTTCTGCAGACCAGCCATTTTCAACCGGATTTGTTAATACTCTCATAGGAGTCATGAAACCCGAATCAAGCTGGTCGTCTCCAATGGCTCCGGCCTCTCAACAAAAAGCCAATGCAATGAATGGATATGGTAAAGCATCTAAAGACAAAGGATCTTTCAATGGTTATTTTTCAAGTTATAACAATTTAAAATATTTGTTTAAAAATTATAAAGACAGACCTTTGTCTTCAAATTTTTTAGCTGGTTTATCAAAAGGTCTATCTGCTTGGAACCTAATCCTTCAGCAACTCGATTTAACAACAAACGAAGCGTTTACTGATATTTGGTATTTTAAAACTGATTCGGGAGCTGTAACATCTTTACCAATGGTTGTTTTGCGAGACAAACCGTTTGCTTTAAAAGTTTTTTTAGAAAATCCAGAAGTTCCTATTGAGAATTCAAAATGGACGGCATTAGATGACATTCCAAGAGTTTTTGTTGATAATGTGTTTATTCAGAGCGTCTCAACTGTAAATTCTTTTTTTAATTCACCTAATTATATTGAACCTGATTTTCAATCTGGCGAAGTAGGCTCTGTGCGAGGAGATTCTCCCCAGGCAATTTATGCCAAAGCGGTTCATCGTATTATTGATAATCCTGCCATTGATCGTTTTGGTACAATTGAGCATTATTGGAACACGGTATATAGTGCCCCAATAAAGCCGGAATCCGGTCAAATTATATACGTAGATTGGTTTAAAGATACTAAAAAACTTATGTATTATTGGCATACTTTAAATTATCGTTTTGGAGAAGCTAGATTAACTTTAAAAGACAATAACTTGCCAATTATGGTCGGTTGTAATATATCTTTTGAGTTAGGCGAAAATGTTTTATGTGGCCATGTTGAATCAGTAAGTTGGGGTTTTGTTATACAAATGGATGGCTCTTCGTCAACGGTAACAAATGTACAATTATCTTATTTGTGTAAAGTAAAAGAAAATGGTCAGTTGTCTCCAATTGGCCCAACTGGTTTTACAGATTTAACATACGAAGGTCTTATTAGCGAATCCGTAGAATCTACATTAATGTTCCCTAATTCAAATATTGAAGAGCCTTCTACTATAAAATTATCCGCTAAACTTAAAATGCCAAAGGTGCCATTCTAATGAATTTAGCAGTTTACACACCAGCAATTACGGTTGGAGAGATAGTTTCTGTCCAAAAGCCAACTTCTGATTCTGATACAGTAATTAAATATATCGTTAGGGTAGAAACAGAAAACGCTACATCGACATTTGTATCAAATGTTGTGGCCTCTACATTTATTGGAGGAATCGCCGATGGATTTAAAGTTTATAGACGAGCAACATTAACAAATAATAAATCATATAAAGTAGATGATAAAAGTCAATTTGGTGTAGGCGACCGCGTAATTATTGCTTTTATTAATAATGATTTAAGGCGTGGTATCATTATCGGCGGATATAACAGAGTTATTGATTTTGTCGAATTACCAGAGCCAGAAGAAGAAAAACCTCAAATGCGTTTTCAATATTTGGGTATGATTTTTGATATTGATACAAAAGGACAACTAAAAATTACTCATACCGGCGCACCTGAAATAACAGATGACCCAAACAGCTTACCAGAAATTAATGAAAATAAAATTTCAACCATAACCCTTAAAGATGATTCAAGTTTTATTTTTACGGATGCAAATAAACAAACAATTACTGTAGATGCTTCTAAAAAAAATATACAATTAGTTTCTAAAAAAGAAAAAATAATTATTAATCAATCAGGAAAAATAGAAATTGAAGCATCTGATTTAGTAACTATAAAAGCCCCTAAAATTGCTTTTGGTACATCTTCTACGGAATTACTTGATTTAATTGATAAATTATTAGAGGCATTGCAGCAGTCGGCACCTCAACTTGTTCAAACAGCGGTTGGCCCTGGAGCAATGGACCCAAACTTAATTTCTTCAATTATTGATATAAAAACAAAACTTTCTCAAATTAAAGGAAAAATAGATTAAGAGTTATCTTTTAAAATATATAATTAAGAAGGGGGAAATAGTAAAATGGCTGGATTGCCTGATATATTTAACTTATTTCGCAACAAAAATATTTCAATTAATGAGCTTTTTAAAAAAGCTGATAATAATATTTATTCAGTTTCTTCTAAAGATTGGTATAAATCATTCCCATACCGTTTTGTGGTTGTTATTGAAACAAAAAAAACAGATGAAATAACTCAGGAAGAAAAAGTAGAAAAAACTGAAAAATGCTATTATTCTTTACCTATTCCTCCAGAATCTTTAAGTTATCAAATGATACCAGCTTCACAGCTTACTCCTACATTAGGGGGAGTTGTTGAAGAAACTTCCGCCAATGTTTTTTGGCAAATTGCTTTGTCCGGAACAACAGGTATTTCAATTGGTCGTCAGTATTATAATGTTAACGATTCGTTTGCTCTTTATAAAGATGGCTTAAACAAACCGGCAATTAAAGAAGAAAATTTTCGTGCTGTGTTAAAAGGTGGAATATTTGCAAATAATTTTAATAATATCAAAAATTTATATGATGCTGGAGTTGATGTTTTTGATTCAGATACTAGAACAGATGCAGCTTTTGGTTTATTAGAAGAATTAGCTACTACATCTCAACGTTTTAAAAGGTCTGGGGTTATAGTTGATACTATAGATACTGACCTTCCAGGTGCTTTTTTAAGAAAAGCAAGCAGAATGTTAGGCATTGATCCGAGAACGGTTGGAGCAGTCGATGCAACTAATGGTTATGTAGAAATTCATTTATTTCATAATTTTTTAAATGTTTATTCAAAAATAAAAGAAGAAAATCCAGACACAACTAAATTATATTTTGAATCACAAAAAGATAATATGCAGTGGCAAGTTGCTATAAAAAATTTCGCATTTCAAAAAAACGCAAACCAACCATATTTATATAAATATAATATTGTTTTACAAGGATTTAATTTGTTGCCAGCGGGAACAGATGAGCAAAGAAAAAAATTAGTTACCAGTCGGTTTGGCGATGAAGGTGATTTGGCGTCCATTAATTCCATTACAATCACTGGAGCCATTACAAAAGCTAATCAATTGGCCTCTAAAATCAGAAAAATTGGAAAAACAGGTGGCGAATCATTAATTTCAAAACCTCCGGTAATTTAAAGGTTTTAATATGGCTTATACATATTTTGAACAAGTTTTAACAGATTATTTGGGCTATTTAAAAGCAACGCAAAATGCTCAATTTACTTTGGCAGATATACAAACAATTGCTTCGGATAGATGGGGGTGGTTTGTTGATAATTGGGAAAAAAGATTTTATCCAAATTTTAAACGTATTTTGCCAAAATCAGATTTTTTTAATTCTTTACTAAAAGATTTGAATAATGAAGTAGTTACACAAAAACTTTTTTTAGATAACAACATTAATCCATTTTTGAATTCAATTAAATTCATTAATTATAAGCCAATTTTGTCTTATATTGATTTAAATGAAATTTCACTTACACAAACAGAAGTTCTTATTTTAAAAGAAGAGCAAAAGAGACTCAAAAATTTATCAATTACAGATTTTGAGGATATGGCTTACTTTTTAAGAAGTACAGCATCAGATGCTGTGCAAATTGTTGGGTTGGGTGATGTTGATGGGGTTGCTGTTCAAGGTTTTGCTGTTCTTGACCCTCAAAGGAAATACGCATCAAATGAACTGGAACAAATAAACGATGTACTTGAATTAGCCGATGAAATTGATGCAATTATTTTTAATTTACAACAAAAAACAGAAAAAAATCCTAATTTATTAGCAGTAGCTAATCGTAATATAGATGTTGATAGCCCCGTAGTATTTAATCAAACGTTTGCTGCGGCAATATCAGCTCCATTTGTAGACTCATTGGAATATATGTCCAATGTTTTTTATGGTTCTAAAGATAGATGGTTTGAAATTGCTGCAATTAATAACTTGCAACCGCCATATGTCGATAAAACTGGAGAAAAAGAATATTTACTTGGACCGGGAACTTTATCTTCTGTAAAAATTTCCTCAAATAAAGCTAACTATTTAAAAATTGGAACAAAAATTAAAATTGGTTCATATACTGTGCGAGATGAAATTCGTTCTATTATAAAAATTGTTAATTTTAATGACGGAACAATGATTTTGTCATTATCTGGCGAGCCAGATTTAGCTAAATTAAAACTTTCAGAAAAATCTTACGTTAAAATTTATAAACCACAAACAGCCAATGAAGATTCTTTGTTGTTAATACCCGTTGATGGAGCATCTTTACAAATCCAAAGTAAACAGCCTAATTTAGATGTATTAAAAAAATTAAATAAAGGACTTTTAGATTTTGGTGTAGACATTAAACGAGATGAAAAAACAGGAGAGCTACAAGTTAGTAAAAATGGCGATTTTGACCTTATTTATGGTATGCCAGCAGTTCGACAAGCTTTATTTACTTTATTAAACACTAATATCAATGAGTTACCGTTTCATCCCAGTTACGGAATTCCTTCAGTAGATGTTATTGGCAGTAGTTTTTACGGTAGTATAGGTTTTGCTACTGCTTTTTCTCAAATAATAAGAGATGTTATATTGTCAGATGTAAGATATTCAAATGTTCTTGTTCAGGATTTGGTTGCTACGGAAACTACAATGTCAATTAATTTAATAGTTTCTATAAATAATTCTGATACAATAATTCCATTAAGTTTTGTTTCAAGCTAATTTGTTCTTGAAAAATAATACTCTTCATTTTAAAATAGACTCACCTGAATCTTATTAAGGAGTTGGGCGTGACTGTTACGATTAAGTCTAAAGAGCAACTATTAGGCGCTTGGGTCAGAAGAATAAAAAATAATACTGATATCACTGACTTTCAGCCAGGTGGTGCGTTAGTTACGCTTATGGAAGCAATCGCACAGCAGGTTTTTCAGTCACAATTATCTGTATTAAAAGTGCTTGAATTGACAGAAATTGATAATTTAACGGATACAAGACTTGATGATTTTGCAGAGTCATTAAAAATCCCCAACGGTCAAGGCGGAATTGGAAGACAAGCTGCTCTTCAATCCACTGGTTCAGTAGTTATTGGTTCTGCCTTTAAAAAAATTTCTACCCGCGCATATGCTGGTAAGCCAGCTCCTTACGCAGGTTCAAAAACTTTATATGTTCAAGATGCTTATGAGATGTCTTTAATTCTTAATGCGGCTAACAAAAAAATTTACATTGGTCGCAACACGGTCGATGCTTTTGAAGGCCCAATTTCTTTTTCAAATATTACATCTACAGGTTCTTATTGGATTATTGAATTAGTAGATCCTCTTACTAAAGACCATTCATATACCGATGAAATTGTGTTAGCTCAAGGGGGAGATCGCACAATTAACGCTTCGACGGTTGTGCAAGTACCAGCTTATTCTGATTCAATAGCAATACAGTTTACGACCGATGTGTCGGTTGTAATGCCGGATGGGGAAGATTCTGTTACAGTTCCAGTAACTTGTACTCAGTTTGGCGTAGTAGGAAATGTAGCATCAGGTGCTGTCACAGAATTTGGTTCAGTTCCGTTTAATGGAGCCGTAGTTGTTAATCAGCAGGCTTTTGTTAATGGAGCAGATACCGAATCAGACGCTTCTTTGCGACAAAGAATAAAAGATTATCCTAATACGTTGGCTCGCGGCACTGTAGGGGCAATTAAGTCGGCGCTTCTTACGGTGGTCGATGCAGATACTAAGAAAAAAGTAACTTCGGTTTCTGTTATTCGTCCCCTTGAGCAAGGAGAGCCAACCACCGTATATATTGATGACGGTACTCTTTTAGAGCCAATTTTTTCTGGCCAAGATTATGAACTATTATTAGCAAAAGCTTCTGGATTGGAGCAAAGTTTTAAAACCGCTCAGGCACCAATTACACCCGCCGTTGTGGCGGCGACAAAAGCTGCTCCATATGTATTACAAGCAGGAATGACGATTACTTTTTTGATTGATAATATTCCGTATGTATATACAATCACACCTTCAAATTATAAAGATATTACCGCTGCTACTGCATACGAACTTGTTCGTGATTTAAATTCAGATGCAGAAGGAATTTTAGATTTTCGAGTTATTGATAATGGAGCAAAAATAGTTGCAATTGATAGAACAAATGAAGCCGAAGAAATTACTGTAATTTCAGGTACTTTACAAAATACTCTTGGCTTTTCGACTGTTTCTCAAAGACCAATTTATTTATACAAAAATGGAGTTTTACAGTCATTTAAAGGAAAAACAGCAACAATTTCTTCAAATCCTTTTACAAATTGGGATATTGACGGAAGTTCATATACTGGATTGCAAGCAACAATTGATAATGTATTAGTCAATATTTCTGATATCACAGAACTTGATTTTCAAACACGGTTTGGCGTTTCTATGATAGTTGCTACCGCAGATAATTGGCGCGAAATTTTGCAATCAAAAATTCCTGGTGTAACTGTTATTTTTCAAGATAATAGATTTATCATTACTTCTAATAAAGAAAATAACTCATCAAGCGAAATTATTATTAATAGTGGTAGCTGGATAGGCTCGGCATCTATTTTTAGTCAATCTCTTTCAGAACGCTCCTCTGTTGGTTCTTCGAAAAATTACACATTTAATAGATATACCGGTGACATTAGATTTGTTTCTAGGTTACAAGCTAATGATATTATTGAAATTGCATCTTTAAGCACGAGGGCTTTTGCTCAATCTGCAAATACCAGCACTGGAAAATATGACACTTCAAATGATTATCCCGGATTTGGCCAAGCAAAATTTATTATTGCTGTAGATGATTTCGCTGTTATTAAAGATACTGGTAACACTAACACGGGACTTATTAAAGTAATTAATGTAGATACTAACCAATTAACTGTATCGCTAAAAGATGAGCTAGAAAATAGCTTATTTAATGCTGCCGAGGTCGGCGATTATCTATATTTAACTTCATTAAAAGAAAACGACACGACTTTACTGCCAAATAGCATCCCCAATGATGCTGTTGGTTTTTATCGTATTAAAAAAATTATAAATAATTCTTCTGCGTCTAAAACAATAGTAATTGAAACTTCCTCTTATCAAGCAACGGTTGGTTTTGCCTTGAATGATGAATATGTAACTTCCTACAAAGGAAATGCAGTATTTAGGATTTTTTCATCTAAAGCAACGCCACAAGTAGTAACTTTGCCAAACTCAACGGCTTTGTTAGTAGAAGATGCCGTTAATTTTATTAACGAACAAATTGTGGGTGCAGCTACAGAAAGAATTTCTGGAGAATATTTTCTTTTAAGAACAAATACTTATATTAACGGTTCTTTATCTGTGCTCGCTACATTTGGAAAAGCAAACAACGTATTTTCCGTTGCTAACTCAACCAATCTTCAGGCACACGTTGGTTCGTCCAATTCAGCAGAATTAGATGGTATATTTCCAGTTGTAACTGAATCTGTTTTACCGGATTTGCCAAACACAGGACGTGCTTTTAGAGATTACCTAAAAATACAAAAAAATTATACAGAAATTACACAAACATCTGAAAATCCAATAATTGAAGCAGCTACAAATATTACAAGTTATCCAATGGGTTTTCAAGAACTTTGGGTTACAGGAAAACTTTTAGGATGGACAGGAAGAACTTATAACAATGAAACAACTGCGCCATTTGAGGGTTTTTTAAGAACAGATAGCGCAATCAAACCAATTGGTGCGATTAGCGTTACGGACGATAATATTAACAGATACACAAATATTTCTTTTCGCCTTGAAGATTTAGCGGCAACGCCATATGATAAATTTATTGTAGAAATAGATTTAAGCTCAAATAAAACAGTTACTTTGCCTCTTTATAAAAAAGCAATCATCTCCGACGAACAACTTTTAGGCACTTCTGGTAAAGGTCAAAAATATCAATTTACTTTAAAAGATCCTGAAGATTTTAATAAAGAATTTTTTGATATCACTAGTCCTTTTAAAAATTTTGATTTTAATGATTTTAAAATGGTTGGTAAATCAGTTGGGATTTATAAACTTAATAGTTCTGGCTTAGGGCCAGCAGAAACTGCTTTAGTTGTTCGGTCTGCTTCTTTTGGCGGAGCAAATAGAATTAAATTGAATATTTTATATCCACAATCTCCATCTCAACCAGATATTAAAATATCGCATTCTAATTCATACGGAACCGAAGAGGTAATTACTGCTGTAAATGTTGAAATGCCCTCTCAATCTGTTATTCCTTCAACTATTTTTAATAGCGGTAAATACAAAGTTACAAATGTAACAAGCGTTAATAATTTAACAGATATTACTTTATCTACTCAAACAGATGCAATTACGGCAACAGCGAATATGCAAAATATTGGTTTATTTGATATTTTGTTTTTTGCAAGAGCAGTTGGAGTGCCGAGTTTTCCAGGAGTTTTAGGTAATAATATTGAGCTAGTTATTCAAGATTCTGGACATACAGGTTCACCTGGAACCGTTACAATGATAGCTCAATCAACTAAAAAAGTTACATTAGATTTAAACGGTTCGTCGCCAGACGCTTCCGCTTTGTCTAGTGCTTTATCTGGTAGCACGTATTTTGCATCAGCTAGCGGTACAGGTTCATTAAGTTTAATGCCTACTGCTTATAACCCTATTTCAGAAATAGCAGCAAAAATTGATAATCCTTACTATACTTTGACTTTTAATCAAATTAACTTTAATCCTAAAATTCGCGGTGCTTCGGGCAATGCGTGGTCTTTTAAAGTCATTAATACTGGTTCTGGCAGTGTCGTAGCTTCTGTGGATACAGTAAATAAAGTCATTACTATTGATTTAAAAGGAAACTTAACCGTTGGATTATCTAGTCTTCAAGGGCTATTAGATGGCATTTCTGGATTTAATGGAGCAGTATCCGTTACTGTTAAAAATACATCTGTATATTTAGCCGTTTCTGGGCCAACATTTTTTTCCGGAGGTGTTACTAAACAAAATACATTATTTACGTCGGGCGGTGCCGATGCAACAAGCGGTGTTTTTGAATCAGGATTATTTTTAGTAAACAATTTATTGCAAGTACAAGGAATTCAGTCAGAAGCTGGAGCCATTGACGGCTCAATGCCAATTGGTGTTTGGCCAATAGTTGAAAAACCTTCATTAGGTGAGATTAAAATTCGCGTACCAGATTATATTGGGTTAAGAACAATAGGACCAACACTTGGCGCGGTTTATGTAGATAAAGAATTTGATGCGGCCACATATCAACTTCAATCGTTTCCAATATTGTCTAAAAATATTCAAAATCTCGCCGATGCTATAAATCAATATTTGGTAGAAGCTCCTATAGTTACATCACAAATTTTAGGAAATTCAACTGCAGACGTTTTAATGCCCAGTGGTGTAAGTGAATTGCCCAGGTCAACATATATTAATTATACAAATGTTTCTTCTTTGCCATCTTATGTAAATTCTCCGTCGGAGGCAATAAAATTTCATTCTTTTTCAGCGAATCGCTCAGAGGGAGCGTCTATTTATGATTATAATCCAACTAATGGATGGATTCATTCAGTTGTTCAATCTGTTAATTCTATTTTTCCAAAAGACTTAACTACCTCTTATTCATCTATAGGAGAAGAAGTTTATTTGCTGCCAACAAATGTTGCTACTTTCAGTAGATGGGCAAATTTTGCTCCAGCTTCGGCTATGCCAACTCAAGCAATCGTAAGTCGAGCAGAAAAAGCAACCAAAGTACAAATTGCCTCAAAGCTTCGAGGCACTAAAGGCGTTGTTTATCCAAAATCAAACTTAACCAACAGGTTTACAACAACTTTATTGGATTCCGCTTCCGCAGAAAATGGTTCTGTATATTTTTCATTGCTTACATCTCAAACAAAACAGTTGCCTAAAAATTCATTAGTAAAAATATCTAATGCTCTAACTACTGATTTGTTTAGGCCATTTCGCGTTGCATCTCCAGTTGAAAATATTACTGCAGCAAACACTTTGGATGAAAAAACTTGGTTTCGCGTAAATACCAATATAATTTATGAAAAAGTAAACGACCCAAATAAACCTAATATTGGTCGTTTATATTTTTTAAGAAATGGTCAATCCGCAAGTTTTACCAGCGGCTCAACCACAATTACTATACCATCTACTGAACCTTTAGATTCTGGCAGCATTCAAATACAAGCAGGTATACCATCAACAGGGCTTGCGACAATTACTTATACTGGTTCAAAAACTTTATCCGCCAGAATTGGCGATATGATGTACATAAGCCCAGGTTCAAGTTTTCCTGCAGAAGTTAAATGTCCTCAAATTCCGTTTGGTCTTTCTATGCAAACAAATGTATATGCAAGTGGACTTACAGGATATCCCGGATATCCCGTGGTACAAGTCACGGATGAAAATGAAATTATTGTAATTGCTCCAAATATTACAGGAAACAGCACAACTACAATTAGCACAGAGACTGATTTGGTGTTTGTGCCAAGTTTATATACAGAAAAAAACATTAAAACTCATTACAGTGCAGGACCAAATGGTGTTGAAATTGTTGGCACCACATCTACTTCTGGGGTTTCTGCTACATGGATTAGCGATAAATATTCATATGGTATTCTTAAAAAATTATCAAATGGTTTTTCAGCCGTTATTCTTTCAAACACCTCTAATGATATAGTAGAACCAACTGCCGCCTTAGATTCAATGATGCTAAACGAGTGCGGCGTAAATTCCGATGACTATGTGTTTTTAAATGGTTTTGGTTCGGGAGCAGATGGTCAATATCAACTCGTAGCTCATGATGGAAAAAATACAATAATTTTATATAATTCAATTTTGCCATTAGAGGACGTACTAGACGATGGAAAAATTTGGTGGGGCAAAAAATTAGGTGTTACTGGATATTCTAACCCGGCATCGCCTCCATCGATTCATTCTATTGACCCTCGTCCTATTAGAATAATAGACGCAGAATCAGTTGTAGTTGGCAGTAAAATTAAAATTGCTTCCGCTGCTCTTGGCTCGTCAAATTGGTTTGAGCAGTCTTTAATTGGAATTTGGTCAATAACTAATATTGGATGGTATAGTTCATCAAGCGGTGTTTGTCAGTTTATTGAATTTGAAATACCAACTGGAGCACCATCTGGCATAGCTCAAGTTATAGTTGGTTTAGCTAATACTGAAAATATTTCTTTTGTAGAAAAAGAACCGTTTAGTGCTTTTAGACTTGTGCAAGGTTGGTCCGTTGATCCTAAAAATACAGAAAATTCACAAATTTATATGACACCGTCTAAGTCTTATCAAAAAATTTCTTCATCTTTAGGCACAGAAATAGAGTGTTTAAATAAGTTAAATTACGAAGCTGTTCCTAAAACAGGAATTGATGGATATAAAATTTTTGGGGGCTTAATTCGAGAAGCTCAAAGAACCCTTGATGGTGTTTCAACGTCGATTAATCGTTATCCGGGTGTTAAAAGCACAGGAACAGATGTGTCGGTGCTTCCGCCTATCCCTAGAGCAGTTGCTGTTACATTTAAAGTAAGAACGCGGGACGGCTTATCTATCAACGTTTTAGCTAATTTGATTAGATCGTCTGTTACAACTTTTATTTCATCATTGGGACTAGGCGACTCAGTTATTTTGTCAGAACTTATTGGTTTGGTACAAGATATTCCGGGAGTTGTATCAGTAGAAATTATTAATACGTAGCCACAAGCAGTTGACGGGAAGATTCCAGTAGCAGATAATGAAAAGGCAATAGTTATTGACCCAGCAACTAACATTAACGTAGGACAATAAAATGTCTAATGTTCGTCAATACTTGCCAAAAATCTCTAAACCAAACAAAGAATCGGCACCATTTTTAAATGCTTTTTTAGATGGTGCTGATGAGCTTATTGAAAGTTTAGAAGTTTATACTTCTTACGCCCAAGACCAGTTCTTTTTTACCACTGCTGATGCAGAATATATTTTTAAGTTAGCCGCAAGAAATGGTTTTTATCTCCCTAAAGATGCTGGGTTAAATATTGATGGGCTAAAACCACTTGCACCCTTGATGATTAATAAACCTAAAACAACTTTAGAATTATTAAATCAAGTTTTAGAAATTTATTTTTCTCAACAACTTTGTCGTCCAAATTTAACCTGTGCCCAAACAGAGCCATATAGGCTAAAACAAAATGATGAATTAATTGTAAAAACTAGAGAAACTATTCATAAACTAACCATTGACGCAACTTTATTTTCAAATCTAAATAACGTTAGTGCCACAGAACTATCTACTTACATTAACAGTGTACAGGGCGATTATTTAGCAACTGTATATTTTGACAGAAACATTAATAAAAATAAAATTCGCTTGATTCCAAACGGCACAGGAGCAAACGAAATTATTCAGGTATTGGGTGGAACTTTACAAAATTTATTGCTTTTTCCGAATGTTGTTGAAACCACAAACACAACTCAAACCGCTTGGACAATATCTAAAATTGCAGATTATTCTGATATTGTTAAATTTACATATTCTACTGGACCAACGCCCAGTGTTTTTAAAGTATCTATAGGAGATATAGTTACTTTTCGAAATCAATTTGATGTTGGATCTTCTGGAGTAGCTAGTCTTTATTTGACTGATGAATTAGGTGAACAAATTATAGACAATAATGGCAATTTTGTAACTGTAGAAGTAGATTTAATTGAAGGTAATTATTCAACATTAAACGGTTCTTTTGAAGTAATTGACGTTGGATACGATTACTTTAGTATTAGAAATAAATATTTAAAACTACCAGTAAATAACGAAGGAATTTTAATTCAATTATCTTCAAGAGATGTAATTTTTACAAAAAATATTCCAAGCAGAGTCTATCAACAACCAAATTTTTCATATTTAACTGAAATGACAGATGACCAAATTACGGTTACTGTTCCTGCTGTGCCTCCAATTGTAAAAAGATTTTTAGAGGGCTCTTGGCATATTTATGGAGCAAAACATACAATATTAAGTTTTACTCGAAACTCTGTGCAAATCAATCCTCTTACATTGACACAATTACCTCAAAATAATAATACTTTTAGGCTTCAATCATCGTCCATGGCAATTGATTTTTTAAAGAAAAATTTTCAAATTAACACTATAAATTCAACTTCTGGTATAATTTCAATTAGTTTAGCCGATGAGTATGATGTATTTCCTTATACTACACCATTTTTAATTGGCACCAATCCATTTTATTGTGATTTTAATAGCAACTTAGTAGAAATTACATTCCCTTATAGGCACGGTTTATGGGTAAATTCAAAAATTATTTTAAACTCTACAGCAACAAACTCAGACAGCGGAATTAACTTAAACGGTTCGTGGCGAGTAGAAAAAATACTATCACCTACCAAAGTTGTTATCAGAATTAATTCAAAAAATATAGGACAGCCCCCTACAGTTACTGGCTCTTTGTATAGTTTGGGAAATAAAAAATATAGAATTGTATACACATCTGGCACTAGTTTAAATTTATCTAAACTTAATACAGTTGGTAAAAAGTTTAAATTTTTTGACGACGGGTCTTCAACTATTTTTAATAACTACATATGGGAAAAACTAAAAACACGAACTCACATTGTTGCCGCTGTAGGTTCCAACAGTATTGATTTTGAAGTTTTAGATAATTTAAGTGTTTTACCAAACGAACTAATAACTACTGGTGTTAAAACACAAACTTCAGTAATTGTGTGGGGCGGTTCTAGCTCTACCTATTATTTTAATAAAAACGATCAAGAAAATATTGATTTGTTGAAAAATTTAGAATTAGTTGTAACTGACTTTTTAAAACCAACTAGTGAATTATACTTAGGTTCGTATCTTTACGATCCACAAGGGATATACTATAAATTTTTGCCAAGCGAAGTTGGCACAAAAACAACAGCGCAAATATTTAAAGGCGAAAGCGGAATTATATTGCCCGTATCTAATGTCGAAGGTTTTAGTACCGATGGGGGATATTTGATACTTGATTATGGGACAGCAAAAATTGAAGGTCCATTAAAATATTCAACAATTTCAAGCAATCAAATAATAATTGACCCTTCTTATATTTTTACAAAAACACATTTAGTTGGAGCAACAGTTAGAGATGTAAAACAATTACAAGCTGTAGTTCCAAAAGAAAATGGGAAACAATATCAACCATTTTTGACTGGCACTTCTGCCGCTAGGGCCAGTTTTTTTGAAATACTAAATTCAATTATTTCCGCTGGCGTATTTGTTAAAGAAGATGTACTCTATCCAGAACTACGATACTCAGATGAGAGTTTAAAGCCTTATGAATAGTAAAATCAACATATTGTATTCTTAAGAGGGTTGTATGTCTGTTTTATCAAGAGTAAATTACGTTGGCGGATTGCGGGTAGATTTGCCTGATTTATTAGCTTCTGATTCTTACATTACTAATGATATTAGAAATATTATTAGTAGTTTAACAGGCAATACATCATATACGGTACAAGGACTTGAAGTCACCAATTGGTCTGGTTTAACAGTTTTTGTTAATATTGCAGATGCGTTAATTTTTTGTCCAAATAACCCCGTTGCTCCCTTTTATAAAGGATTAGTCGGAGATACTGAACTGACGATTACACTTCAGTCTAGTTCTGAAATTTACTTAGAATTAATATTAGAAACAACAACAAGTGGCCCTGTCACAAAAGGGTTTTTTGATTCACTTGCAATTACAGCCGATTCTCCAGCAGGGTCAGAGTTTACTGAAACAATCGACTCACAAGTTATTGTTGTGCCAAAATTAGTTCAAAAATTTGGCGGATTTACGCCTAATTCTATTAAAATAGCTTATATTGAAACCAATGCTTCTCAGGTAACCAAACTCGTAGATTCACGAGAATTATTTTTTAGATTAGGCACGGGCGGAGCTGTGCCTAACAAATCGGCAAATTTTCCATGGGATTCCTCAGTTAGGCAAGAGCCAGTAGAATCATCAACTTCTCCGTCTCAACTAACTAATATTAATCCAAATTCTGTTTATTATTCTAATACAATAAACGGAACTATTTTAAACGACAAGGGCATTAAGACTTTAAAAGATTGGCTTAATGCAATTATGACAACTTTTAAAGAAGTAAAAGGAACTCCAGTTTGGTATCAAAGCGCAGGAACTTCTGCAGGATTTCCCTTAAATCTTTCTTTACTGTCTCTTTTTAGAGATAGTACGGCTGGACATTCTATAGTAGCTGATTCTTCTAATACTATTTATTGGGGGACAACTACCGGAGTTATTGAAAATTATTTACACAGTCAATGTACTGGCTCAACAAGGGTGCGTTGGCAAGCGAACTACGGTTACCCAATTACATGGGAGTTGGGCGGAACTTATTCTTCAAATAGAATTTATTCAAACAACAATTTTCAATCTCCTGCGTTAAGCGAGGGTGATTCTTTATATTTGGCACTGCAGCGCGATGTTGTGTTAACTGACGAAATTGTAGAATGGTGGCCTATTTCCTCACCAGGAGGCTCATTGCCAGTTGGCGTAACTCCTTTAGACCCAAATAAATCTGTAAGTGGATTGGGACATTTTGTATCAGTAGCGGTTGGGGATTATATTAAACGGGAGTCTGAAGGAATTTTAGCGTATTACAGAGTAAATCGCCTTTTGTATAACGACGATACCGTAGTTGATGTAGAGGGTACGGTTGCAGATAGTAGCGTTAAAGCAGTGGAGCTAGATCGAGCAAAATTGCCCTCCATTTTGTCAGGAATTGAAGAGAAATACACTTATTTTCGAGCAAGATATTCAAATGCCGATTTAATTGTGCGCGGCCCAATGTCTGCCGAACCGGCTAATGATGTTGATTTGTATTGGTTAGGCAGAAGAACTGGTTCTTCTTTTTATTTTAGGGATTATGGCACCTTATCTCAAGGCGAAGAAGTTGAAATTTTAGAAGACAGTGCTCAAGACCAAAACGAAAATAATTTTGGCTCAGAGCCTATATTGGTATTAAACCCCGATGTTGCTTATGCTGCTGAAGTTTTGTCTTTAAACCCTAACGGAACGGCAATTTCCGGAACTTATTTAAGTATATATAAACGCAAAACCAACAACAGAACAAACTCCGACTTAACAACAAACCAAACAGTTTTTGTTTATGAAATTGAAGATTTAATTTCGTTAGGCGCGAATCAAGAATTATGGGTTAAAGTATCAGATGAATACTCTGCAACACCATATACGCTTATCGCAGGAAATGTAACTGATTCAAACGTTACTAACAAATATGAAGTAAGAAACGCAAACGACGCCCCGTTAAGAAATTATGACAATAAATCTGTTTTTATGCTTTGTAAACAAGTAACAATTAATAGTAAATCTTACGTTGTGTTTTTTGATGGCACAGTAGTTGGCGAGGTCGGCAGAGCAACCCCCCAAAGATTGCAAATTGAAGACGTTTGGATTCATGATACTGATGTCGATGTTATATCAACATCAACTCCAGCGAGCCTTTTTGCAAGTGCAGATAATATTAAAATTGGACAATCTTCAAGCATTACTAGAATAGAAGGTGCCCAATCAGTTAAAAGAAAAAATGTATCAGGTTCTTATACTGTAACACCGACCGATTATATTCTTTCTGTTGACACTTCTAGCATATTAGCTACAATTTCTTTACCAGCAATTAGTGCGGTGGAAGATGGGCATACAGTAATTGTGAAAGATAAGTCAAATAATTCATATACTAATACCATTACCGTATCCCCTAATGGTACTGATAAAATTGATAATGCTGCAGTCGGATACGTAATTCAATCCGACGGCGCGTCTTATATTTTTGTAGCAAATAAAGAAGATGGTTCTCCATATAATTGGGAAATTATTTAATATTTTGGAGGCATTATGAACAATATAGTAGATTTTAGTGCAAAATTAAAATTAAAAAAAAGAACATTATCTTCTTTAGTTAGAGAGCAATCTTTTGGAATAGATTTAACGCATTATCAAATTTATAAATTAAGAGTTGGAACCGCTACATGGTTTGATGCCGACGACGCTATTGTTGCAATTCAAAAAACAAACAATGATTATAAAATTTTACTTTGTCCAGTAAATAAAAATTTTTTAGAAAATAAATGGAATGTTTTTGGTCTAATCATGTGGATTTGGTTGCGATATTTAAAACACAAGCGCGTTGGTAATTATAGAGCATCAACGGATGAGTTTAAGTTTATGCTTCAAAAAACATCTAAAATTGATGCAGATATTGAATTTGTTAGAAATATTCCCCATTTACCTGAAATTAATCCTAAATATTCGATGTAAGATATGGCAAAATTTACAGAACAACAGCTAGCTCAACAAAAAATTTTAAAAGAGCTTCAAGAAGCATATGAACGTGATTACCAATGGCTCACAGAAGAGGAAAGGTCTATTGCTGAAAGATCGTTTTCTCAAAATAAAACCTTGTTTGTCAGCCCCTCTCAAGAAGCTGCTTTGTTCGGTGTATATGCAATGGGCAGAACCGTAACTCAGATTGCCAGACAATCTGGACATCTTGTTGAAACTATTGTATGCAGTCTTTTGAAATATAACTGGTGTATGAGAATGCAGATGGCCAACCAACAGGCCGATGGTTCTGTGTTAGAAGTCTTTGGTAAAGAAGCCATTGATACAATCTTTACAATGACAAAGATTGCTATTGAAAATGATTTAAAAAAAATTTTGGCTGGTGAAATGGCTGCGGGTGAATCCGGTTTTGTGCCAAAAAACATTAAAGAAATGAAAGAGTTTTTAGGAGTTGTTGGCGAAGTTCATAAAATAGATGCTTTTATGAGATTGGGGGCCAAACAACCTTTAGTTAATGTTAGTAATCAAACATTAACTCTAACAAATGGCCAACCACAAAGCCAAACACAAGTATCTGATGCGCAAACCGTAGAATTACTTGAAACTTCTGAAAAACGCATTGAAGCGTTAAAAGCACTTGAAGAAGAAACAAAAGACAAGTAATATTATTTTTAATAAGGAGAGTTTATGAGCAGCAAAATTAATATTGGTATTACTTTTAGCGTAGAAGATTATAAAAAATCAAGTTTTTTTAATAACGGAATTATGCAAAATGTTGTCACTTTAAAAGAAATTTTTCAAAAATGTCAACAGGTTAATAAAAGTTATTTTATTAATACTCATTCTCAGGCAACAAAAACTTCTCCGGAATCAACAGCGTGGGAAGAGTACGCTCAAGATATTATTACCAAAGAAGAAGCAAAAGAAAAATGTGATTTGATCGTTGTTTGTCAGGGTTCTCTGTATCTTGATGAATACAAAGTATATAAAAAATTAGGAAAAAAAATCGTAAAACAAATACTTGGCGCAGAGCTTGCGATTTTTCATGAACGATGTCTTTTTGATATCCCAACTGGGGGTATATATAAAAGAAATGATAATGTTGATGCTGTGTGGATGAGTGCGCATTATTATAACAGAGATAAATATTTTTTTAAAAGCATTTTTAATAATTGCGATGTTGTCGAAGCTCCGTATATTTGGGATTCAAGATTTATAGATAAACATCTAGATACATTAAAAAAATCAAAACAAAATCTTACTGGCACTTATGCTCCAAATGGAAATCTTAAAAAAAGAATTTCAACCATGGAAGCAAATTTAAGCGTTGTAAAAACTTGTATCACTCCAATTATTATTGCTGAGCTATTAGAAAGAAAATATCCCGAAGTTTTAGAATTTTTTAGTATTTTTGGCGGAGAAAAAATTAAAAACAAGCCCGATATGATTGATTTTGTTCTTAATTTTGAAGTAAATAAAAATAAAAAATGTTTTTTTGAATCTAGGTATCCAGTTGTTTGGACTTTGTTTAACCACACAGATATTGTATTGTCCCACCAGAATCAAAATGAATTAAACTATTTGTATTTAGATGCAGCTTGGCTTGGTTTTCCAGTTGTGCATAATAGCCCAATGATGAGAGAGTTAGGTTGGTATTATCCAGACAATAATGCGGATGTAGCGATTGAACACATTAAATATATTGCAGAAAACTTTGATACAATCGACTATGTTGATGAAAAATATCTAAAGAAATCTAGACAATTTGCTGAGCGATATTTTCCATCAAATATTCAAAATATTAAAGAATATGAAAGACTTATAGAAAATGTATATTCATAAAACAAAAGCAATACAGATGTTTAAATATTTATTTTTTATCATGTTTTTATTAAGTTGTAGCACAACAGCGCCTTATTCTTCTGTTTTTGTTTGCACTGCGGAATATAATCCTCATTTATGTACAATAACAATAGATGATGCCTTATATGCTGGATACGGTTTAAATAGATGTAATGCTTTAAAATCACTAGAACAATCATTAAAAAATCAAAATCAAAACCCTTTACTCGCTTATAAAGCTCAGTGCGGCAAAGTATATAAATAATTTTTTATTAAAGTTTTTTTATTATATGTCGATATGTATTATATAGGGGGTGTTTATGAAAACAATCCAAGTAGATTTGTTTTTAGAAATTTCTGGAAAAGAACAAATTACCCCCATTGATGTAGGGCTAATTCCAAAAATGGAATTAAACCATAGTCAAGAATTTGTTCTTGATTTAAAGTTAGTTTTTCCAGAAACAATCATTGTTTTTGGAAAAACATATAATGTTTTTAATAATTTATACTACTCTCCAAGTTTAATCTGGAGAGGCAATGAAGGTGAGTATAAGACTTATTTGTCTCTAAAACGTTGTTTTGGTTTTTTAAATTCAGACAATTCAATTGAAATTTCCTTAATTGAATAAAGGAGGCGATTATGTATATTGTTATGGTTGAATTGAATGGCGTCCCCGCTTCAAAACCTGAATGGACTGTAAATTATTCTTATGAAGCTAGTTTTGATAGCCTTGATGAGGCGCAAATGTATTTAAGATCTTTAGTAAGATGGTCAGCGGTAGATTCATATGATAAAAAATATGCAACCGATAAGCCTTCTTTTTCAATCTATTCTGAAGAGTTGGGTGAATACGTATAAATTTTTATAAAAGGGTTAAGTATGACTGATTCAAAATGGCTAGAAGCACAAAAAATATATGGCCGAGTAAGAGAACTTTTAGTTAAAGATGGTATGACAATGGAACAGGCTCAAAAAACCTTGGAAACACTCATTATGTTTGTTGCAGGCAGCGAGCTTTCAAAAGAAGAAACAAATATTTATTTAGCTAAATTTATTGAGGCAATGTTAAAAGGCGATAAGCCGCAATGCTAGGAGGCTTTTTGTGGACCAATGGATTAGCACAAGCAAAGTAAAAAAAATGTTTAATATTGATACAGAAACTTTAAATCAATTAGAAAGTGAAGGCAAAATAAAAGCAATGTTGGTTATGGGCAATAAAAAGTTATATCTTTTGTCTGAATTAAAAGATATAAAACCAGAAAACTCAATTATTGTTACTAAACCAGTAAGTTTTTTTAAAAGATTTTTTTCTTGGTTTAGGCGAGGGAAGTGATGAAGAGTGTTTTTATTTTTTTTATTTTTTTAATAAATTGTGTTTCATCTCCTCAACCAATCGTTTTACCAAAAGAAAACAAAATACAGCCTAAATATCAAATTGGTGATTGTTTAATGATAGTTGATTTACCATCGGGCCAAACTTATTCACGACACAGAATAAAAATAGAAAAAATTACTGATAGATATTGGTATAGATGGCTTTTAGATAACAATAAGTGGGATAGCAATTTATCAACAATCGTTGGACAATTTGAAAAATTAGAAAAAATTTCTAAAAAAGTAAATGATTGTCCAGTTCCAGTTGCATTAAGAGGTAATAAATGAGTGAATATCCATTTTTTGTATTGTTTGGGATAGCAAGTTCTTTAATTTTTGGAATAAGTATAATATTTAACGTTTTCAATGACTTAAGAAGTAAATGAGTTTTTATGGCAAACCCTAAAGTTATTCAACAAGCAGCTACATTTTTTATAGAAAATGGGATTAAATACAAATCTATAAAAATGTATGGAAAATTATTAGTTATTAATGTCTTTGATTACAAAACAGCTAAAGATGTTCAAGATATATTAAATGGCTCGTATGTGCAAAAAACTGGGATTGAAGGGCCAACCGAAGACGATGATTATGATGTTACTGGATTAATTGAAGATGCGCTCGCTCAACACATTAAAGAGTCTTCTGAGTGGAATGAAAAAGAATTAGAAGAATAAAGTTTTTAAAAAATTTGCCGATAAGCTGTATATGGAGGCAAATTATGGATATAATTTTAAATTTAATTGTTATTTTTGGCGGTGGAATTTTATTTATTACTTTTAGTGACTATCTTTTAGGTCTTTTCTTTAGGATAAAAAGATGAAATTTTTTATTTATACTATTTTATTGTATCAAATTTGCGGCAACGAAATTGTTTATATTAAAAATAGTATGCCGTATGCTACTTGTAATATTGTGACTCGCAATTGTTTTTTATTAGATGAACCTGGGTTAATTCTTCTTAGAGAAACCACTTCATGTTCGCGTCTTAAAAAATTTAACATTATGGAGTAATTATGAATTTTTCTTTATGGATAAGTCACATGCGCCAATCATCTGCCAAGTTTTTGATGTTCGTCGTTGCTGTTTTTTTACTAGCTAGTTGTGGAGAAAACACAGAAACAAAAATAATTGAGCTTGAAAAAAAAATAAATACTCCGTTTTATATTGATAAAGTAAAAGTAGATTCACAATTACTTCCGCATGTTATGGAATTTGCTGGATATTGTGAAAGATTTAAAATTTCTGAATTATGCCAAAAAAACTTTAATAATACTCTTTCAGTTCGTTTAGTTCCATCATTTAAAGAAAAAAACGTTGTTGGCAAATGTTTTGTTGATTTTTATACTGGCAAAAGATGGGTTGAAGTTCTCGATTGGAAAGATTATGAGTCTTTATTAACTAAAACGCTTGTAATGCACGAGATGGGGCACTGTGTTTTGGGCGACCCTTACCCACATTTTGATAATGATTATGATATTATGAATTCTTATCTGCTTCCACAAAAAATTATACAAATGTATTGGCCAATACTTATTCAAAATATGTTTTTAAGGGTAGGCGGCAGTTTGTTGACAGAAGACATAAAAGATTCTAATGTAAGTAGTGTTATTTTGGATGAGTTTGGCAATTTTTCTTGCGAAAAAGAAAAATTTTAAAACATTTATACATAATAGGAGTTTTTGTGTCAAAAAAAATCAATATTGGTATTACGTTGCAAGTCGAAGATTACAAAACTTCTAGTTTTTTTAGCAATGGTATTAAACAAAATATTATTACGTTGAGGGAAGTTTTTGAAAATTGTAAAAATGTTAATAAAAGTTATATTATTAACACTTCGTCAAAGTTCAGCGCAATTGCCGGCACACATTGGGAAAAATATGCTGAATATATTATTACCAAAGAAGAAGCAAAAAAGAAATGCGATTTAATTGTAGAAGCGCACGGGTCGTTATTAATAGATGAATATAAAAAATATAAAAAATTAGGAAAAAAAATCGTAAAACAAGTGCTTGGCGCAGAACTAGCAATGTTTAACGAACGGGTGCTTTTCAATATTCCCGCTGGTGGTATTTATAAAAAAAATAACGACGTTGATGCCACATGGATTAGTCCTCATTTTTACGAAAGAGATAAACATTTTTTTGAATGTTTATACGAATGCAACGTTTTAGAAGCCCCATATATATGGGATTCAAGATTTATTAATATGCACATTGAGTCTTTAAAAAAAAATAAACAAAATTTTACTGGCACTTATGCTCCAAATGGAAATCTTAAAAAAAGAATTTCAACCATGGAAGCAAATATTAATATGGTAAAGACTTGCTCTGTGCCAATTATTATTGCTGAGCTATTAGAAAGAAAATATCCCGAAGTTTTAGAATTTTTTAGTATTTTTGGCG